GCAACAACTCGTGTTGATATTGCAATGCCAACAGCTATGTTGACAATTCCAACAATTACTTCTGAGCAAGTTATTTCTACTGCAATCACTATTAACCCACAAGCAGATACAAGTGGTACATATGATCCAACAGCTACTAACGAACTCACAGTTAAGTATTACGCAGTAGTTTAATTAATTATTGCATTTTCACAGAGACTGGGTTGATCTCCAGTCTCTCTTTTTAAACTTATTATTATAAAATGACTACTCTTTCCCTAAAAACACTTTTAGTGCCTTCTAAGTCGGTACAAGTTGAATACCCTGGATTTCCTGGTTTTGTTGTTGATTTGGCTTTCTTATCGCGTGAGACTCTTTTGAGTATTCGCAAAAAGTCTACCAAAACAAGTTTTAAAAACCGTCAAGCAGCAGAAGAATTTAATGAAGATTTATTCTTGCAACTTTACGTTGAAAACGCTGTTAAAGGATGGACAGGATTAAAGCTAAGCTATCTTGAGCAGCTTGCTCCAGTAGATTTAACTGGTCAAAGCCTGGAAGACGAATTAAATTACACAGCTGAAAATGCTCTATATTTAATGAAGAACTCTAGTAATTTTGACGCATTTGTTAGTGAACAGGTCACAGACTTGGGAAACTTTTCGACGACCAGCTCCAGCAAGTAAACAGGCAGCTGGTTAGTTATATTCAAAATATGGGACTTGGCATGAGCAAAGACCAATATTTTGAAATGTGCGAAGCTATGGGCAACGAGCCTTTAGAATCAGAGATCCCCGTAGATTTTGAAGATTTCCCACTAGAAGTACAACAAGCATTTAATGCCTATAGGATGTTACGAGATGAGTGGGATACCATGAACGGCAACTATCTTGGAAAGTCTTTAATAGGCGTAAAAGATGTTCTAGAAGCAACGGAAATTGAGCCTTCTGATCAGAAGTTTATAATCATGTTAATACGCATGATTGATGCTGTACGTTCAGATGAAATCAATAATAAGAAAAAGATGGAAAAGCCCGCTAACTAAAAATTGGCGGGCTTTTTTACGTTAAAAATTTTTTGGTTTGACAAAAGTGTGGTTGCATGTTATAATGTACTCTAGTCAAATTATCAAAAAGTTTTGGCCACCAACCCTAAAGAGGAGTACAGATGGCATCGAATCAAGTTAATATAAACTTAAACCTTAAAGACCAAGCAGGCAGTATCAAACAGCGTACTGATGAAGTCAAAGGTTTAAACAAAGAGTTACAAAAAGCACAGACACTTGCTACAGGTACTAAAACTGGTAGTGCAGCCGTTTCTGCTAGCTATAGTGCAGCGTCGCAAAATATTGAGTATGGACGTGTTCGTGGCTCAATGGGCTCTACTGGAGCTGCTGGACGTGACTTTGCAAATCAAGCACAGGGTCTTGGTGGATTAGTTCGCCTATACGCTACTTATGCTGCTAACGTATTTGCAGTTAGTGCTGCATTTACTGCATTAAGTAATGCTATGGATACCACTAATATGGTACGTGGATTAGATCAATTAGGCGCCTCTAGCGGCGTTGCAATGGGAGCATTGGCTAAACAATTTACAGAAGCCAGCGGCGGTGCAATTAGTTTGCGTGAGTCTATGGAAGCCACAGCTAAAGCTATTAGTAGCGGTATGACTCAAAAGCAGTTTTTACAACTTGGCGATGTAGCTAAAAAGGCTTCACAAGCACTTGGTGTTAATATGTCGGACGCAGTTAGTCGTTTAACTCGTGGTATTACTAAACTAGAGCCAGAACTGTTAGATGAATTGGGACTATTTACAAAAGTAGGTAAGTCGTCAGAAGACTATGCTCGTAGTATAGGTAAAAGTGTAGACAGCTTAACAGATTTTGAAAAGCGCCAAGCTTTTGCTAACGCAGTTTTAAAAGAAGGTATCGATAAATTCAATGAGATCGATATACCTACCAATCCTTATGATAAACTTTTAGCCTCACTTAAAAACATCGCCCAAACTATATTAGAAGTCTTAAACAAAGCTTTCGGACCCTTAGTAGACATATTAAGTGCTAGTCCCGCTGCATTAACTGCTGGTATAGCTGCGCTTGGATCAATGATTGTAAAACAGGCAGTTCCTGCTATTGCAAATTACCGAGATGAGTTAAGAAAAACTGCTCAAATATCTCAGGACATAACAAAAGAAAAGATTAACACTGCAGAAACCATGCTCTCAAAGCGCCGAGCAGATATTTTAGCACAACAAGATAAAGCTGCCGACGACAAAGCTGCAGTTATTGATAAATTAGAAACTAAATTGCGAGCACTTAGTGGTGGACGTATTCGTAAAGATATTGCAGAAATTCTTACACCTACTCGTGGTATTCAAGATATTACAGAAAAAGAAATACAAAGAATTGAATCTGCTGGTAAAGGTTTGAAAAATAATGCAAATATATATAATGAATTAGCTACAGCTATACGTACAGCTAAGCTAGAACAAGAGAAGTTTAATGTAGTTCAGGCACGTTTAAGACAGGAAGAAAATGCTCCTGTTGGACGAATGACAGCATTAGGAAGATTACAAACAGGTGCAGAAGAACAACGTAAACGTTCAGCCTCAAGCACGATCATTAGTAATGCAGCAGATACCGCTAGTTTAGTAGGTTTTAGATCAGCTTTTGGAGAAATCATAGACAGTCTTAAAACTCAAAAGTTAGGTCCATTGAGAACAGTATTTACAGGAATAACTGCTACTGTTACTGCCGCAACAACTAGACTTATGGGTTTTGTTGGTATGCTCGGCAATATAGGTATGATAGCAGGAGTAGTTATTGGCGTATTTCAAGGTCTTAGCTATGCATTTAGTAATAATGCTAAAGAAGTAGAAAAGTTTAATAAGAACTTAGAGCTTGGTGAAGAAAATGCTAAAGCATTAAGTAATACTTATGATAAGTATAAACAATCCTTAAGCCCTGCCTCAGTTATTGCATTATCTACTTCTTTTCAAAATCTATCAGAAAATCTATCAGTAACAGTACAAAGTTTCAGAGATGCAATAAAAGAGTCTAGTAAGTTTGATAGGATTATAAATAGTATTAAAGGCATTTTTGGACAAGGATTAGAAGATGACTTTTCTAAGAGTATTAACAAACAGATTATACAAGGACTGAAAGGTATTGTAGATCCAAATGTAAAAAAAGAAGCAGAAGCAAAGTTAAAAGAGTTACTTAACGTCAATGAAGTAACTGAAAATAGTCTAAAAGCATCAACAAGCGGTATGAGTACTGCACAGTTAGCTAAAGTAGGCAAAGACATAGCTACAGTATTTGAACAGGCTAGTATTGCTGGACAAAGAACAGCAGGAGTATTAGTTAGTATAAAAGACGGATTTAAAGCTCTAGAAACTAGTTATACAGAGTTATCTAACTCTTTAATGCAAAAAGACCTACTATCCAACTTCGGAAAAGATTTAGCTTCGCAAGGATTTAAACTAGCTGACGCATTTAAAGACCCAATAGCAAACCTATCAACTTTACAAGATCTATTAACAGATATCAGCAAAATTAAGTTGCTTTCACCAGAATCTCAGCAGCTTATAATGGAAAATCGTAATGCTTACATAGCACTTATCGATACTGCAAAATATTATGAGCAACAAATTGCCAAGTCTGAAACAAATATTGCAAATATTAGAAAAGAAGTCGGAAGCGATAAAACAGGTCAAATAGGTAGTAGTGTAATTGCAGCAGAAAACGCAACTATAAAAAGCGCAAGATCTAAACTAGAAGAAACTCGTACACAAATGACTGAGCTTAGTAAAGTCTTCAAAGACGCTGCTGAGAATTCAATCAAAAAAGGTTTTCAACTAATAGAGGGCGGATTTACTCGCGCAATGGCTCAAAGTGTACTTAGTACGCAAAAAGGCTTATTAGATAAATTACCACAAACTGCTGAAACAGCTAAGCTAGCAGCAAAATTAGAAAACCAAAAGCTTGAAATAGACATCCAACAAATTACTGAAACACAACGCTTAATCAAAGAGATGGAACTCTTAAGACTTAGCGGAGAAAGACTTGCACTTGAACGTAGTCGTGATGAGATATTAAAAACAGAAACTAGCGGTGTAATACGTCAGGCTGCAATTGACAATCCAAGATTAAAACAGATCACCGAACGTGAAAAAGTATTAACAAGTACTAATATTAGTGCTGATATTAGGGTTGGGAAGATAGAGCGTAGTCCCGAAACTTTAAAAGCTATGCAAGAGCAGCAAGGTGCAATAGCAAAAGTTACTCAAATAAGACAGCAACAAGTAATGAACACTATTGCTGGCGAAGCATCGGGCTTAGAAAGTGGTTTTAATGCAGCTAGGAAAAAATTAGATAATGATTTAAAAAGTATTATTAATAATAAAGAAGCTGAATTACGCGGAGCAGAATTTAGTGCAAAAACATTAGAAGATCAACAATCAGTAATTAATAAATATGTTGAGCAAGAAGACGCAATTAAACGTGCACTAGGTAGTTTAGACGGTGTAAGGGAAAGATCTGTTTCTAACTTAATAGTTCTAGAAGCACAAAGAGTTAAATACAAAGATGTAGCAGATTTAGCAGCTAAAGCTGTTAAGACAGCGGATGATCAGGTAAATAAATCTAATGAACAGTTTGATGTTGCAAAAAACACTGCAGACGCAGAACGTAGTCGCAAGGACTTGTTAGCACTTAGCTTGCAAACAATGGGTCAAGTTACTCAGAGTTTGGAAGCTCAAGTAGATTTAAAACGCATTTTAAATGAAACTGATAGTGCGCTAGTAGGCATAGAAAAAGAAATCTTGCAAACTCAAGTTGAACTTGGTATAATTACTGAAGAAAACTATCGCGATCAGCTTATCAGCATTGAGAAATTAGGAAGAGTCAAAGAACGCGACATTAAGCTTGAACAGTTACAAAATAAGTTAATTGCAACACGAATAGACTTAGCAAAACAATTACTTGACCCTAAAAATGCAGGCGATATTGATTCTATTAACGCTAAGGCGGAGGCAGCTTCTCAAGCTTACTTATTAGAAGTCGATGGCGTTAATAAAGTATATGAAGCCCAACAAAAATCTAGGGCCTTAACCGAAGACTTAACAGGCCGTCAACTTGCTTATGGCGAAGTATTTAAGAAAAGCTTTGAAGGTATGGCAGATGCTGTTATTGAATTTACTAAAACCGGTAAACTTAATTTCAAAGGCATGATTGATTCTATGATCGAAGGTTTAATTCGTTACGAAATTCAACAACAAGCTATGCTGGCATATTCAGCCGCTAGACCTGGTTTAATGAATTTTGTTGCTAGTATCTTTGCTAGTCCTACTGGAATGGGTGCAAGCCCTGACGGAATTAATGTAGGAAACAATCTTTTAGTACAAGCTAAAGGTGGAGTTTATGATGCTGGTCTAACCCAGTTTGCCAAAGGTGGAACGTTTACTAATTCAGTTGTAAATCAGCCTACATTGTTTAAATTTGCAAAAGGTACAGGTTTAATGGGCGAAGCAGGCCCTGAAGCTATCATGCCCCTAAAGCGTGACAGTAACGGCAATCTTGGAGTTCGTGCAGGTGGTACAGGCGGAAATGTTGATGTAGTTGTTAACAATTACGGAAGCGAAAAAGCAGAAACTCGCGAAACTACAGATTCACGAGGCAATCGTAAAGTTGAGGTTATTATTGGAGATATGGCTGCAAGTGAAATTGCCCGCAACGGTAGTGCATCACAAAAAGCAATTCGTGGAACATTCGGACTCCAACCTCAGCTAATTAGGAGATAACTATGGCATATACATATACGTGGCCGTCAACACTTCCACAAAGTCCACAAAAAGGTTTTACTGAGTCTGTAGGGGCCCTTATTTTAAGGACTCCTATGGATGCAGGACCTGCAAAAGAGCGTTATCGTGGAAAACGTGCAAATACTATGCAAGTATCCTTTGTTATGACAACTGCACAAGTTACAACTCTAGAAACTTGGATTGTAGATACCATTAGAGGTACAGCCCGATTTGGATTTACACACCCAAGAAAAAATACTATAGTAGAAACTCGCATAGTACCACAAGGAGATGGAGAACTATTTACATCCGGATACTTAGCGCCAGGATATTGGAACATTGCATTAACTTTTGAGATACTACCATGAGCCGTTTAACATCAATGTCACCTGATGCGATTAAAGCTATTTTTTCGCCTGAAGCTGACAGTGACTTACTATTTTTATTAACAATATATGATCCAGCAGATGGAACTACAGTTGTAACCAGACTATGTGATGGTTTCACGCAACGCATTAGCGAAACTGCAGACGAAGTAGTTTATGGTGTAACCAGCCGTAGTGATAACTTTATATTCTTGCCAATGGAAATTTCACTACCAACTGAAGAAGAAGCTCAGGCTCCAAGATGTTCAATAGTTTTACGAGACGTTACTCAGTATGTAATACCTATAGTTAGAACTATTACAGGACCTCCTAAGGTTAAAATGGAATTAGTGCTGTCAAAGACACCAAATACGGTAGAAGCCAGTTTTAGTGGTTTTTATATAAGTGGCTTTACATATAATGCTGATTCAGTAACTGCTCAACTATCAATGATAGATTATGAGCGTGAGCCATTTCCAATGCATTCATTTACTCCAGCATATTTTCCAGGAATGTTTTAATGTGGCACAATAAATACATAGGCATACCTTTCCTAGACAAAGGTAGAGATATAGACGGCATTGATTGCTGGGGATTAGTTCGCCTTGTTTATAAACAAGAATATAACATAGATCTACCTAGTTTTAGTACTGATTACGAAGCTGATGATACTGAGCGGATGAAAGACCTGCTTGCTCAGTATAAAGAAGGCTGGGAAAAGATTGATACTCCTACCGAAGGTTGCATTGTATTATTTAACATTCTTGGTGTTGAATCGCATATGGGTATTGCTATTAGCAGTACTCATTTTTTGCATGCACGCGATCGTTATGATAGCGCTATCGAATCGTTTGATTCTGTGGGTTGGAAAAACCGTATCACAGGATTTTATAAATACAGTGAAAACAAAAGCGCAATCTTAAATGTAGTGCCACATCCACTACGCACAGAGCGCTTTACTGTTCCAATTTTACCAGGCACTACACTAGATAAACTAGCCGTCTGGATCAAACACGAATATAAAATTGCTGAAGAATTATCAAGCAAAATTACCATTATGGTTAATGGTATTGTTGTTGATAGCGCAAAATGGCACACAACCGTTTTAAAAGATACAGATAAAGTAGAGTATCGCGCTGTTCCTGGAAAAGGCAATACTTTTCGACTAATTCTTACGCTGGCATTAGTAGCTGCAAGTGGAGGATTAACTGTTGCAGCAGGTAATGCTTTGGGAATAGCAGGAGCTACTGGCGCAGGAGTTACTGCCGCAAGTTTTGCCAGCGCTAATCTTTTAGCCTATACTGCTATTTCAACTGGCATTATGATGGTTGGTGGAGCACTTATTAATGCTATCGCACCAATTCGTCCACCTGATATCAATACACCAGGACCTAATATACAACAATATATGGTCAATGGCGGATCAAACCAAATTCAACCATATCAGGCAA